ACCCTGTTTGTTCTTCCCGTGATTGTTCTAGGGTTTGTACCCTGTTTGTTCTTCCCGTGATTGTTCTACGGATTGTTCCCTATACGTTCCCCAAGGTAAAAAGCAAAGCAATCTCTGTGCTAATCCAACCCACATCGCCCGAGGGGGAGGGGGAAAAATGCGCCCGTCTACTTCTGTTATAACATACCACCCCCACATAATTTCAAAATTTCAGACTTTACATAGAACAACATCTTACAAAGACCCCCCTTATGTTTTTTCTGAATTACCCCACCCCCAAAAATTTTTTATAATTTGCACATCGGTGTTATCCTCGATATGAAAATAGAGGGGTCTCCTATGGAGCTGCTAGAATCAGTTGGATCATTGTGGCCCATAGGGGTATCGTTCATAACACTGGTTGTTGTCCTCTCCAAAATGCACGCTGAAATCGATATCTTGAAAGAAAAAGTAAAGACATTATTTGATCTATACAACGACATACGTTCGAGTAAGAAAGACAAGTGACCAAATGAGCGCCCCCCAGAAACAACCACGTCAAAGCAGGCATCTTCTTCTCCAGTACAAGGGAACCACACTGGATGAGCTAAAGGAACTTGCATCCATCCATTCCAAGGCGGGTCATCGGATGCAGCAAACCATCCGTGACCGTAGGATCACACACGACCCTGATGCCGGAAACCCTACCGGTGATTTTTCTGAACACTACGCACCTGCTACTCTGGGTCTCATACGAAAAGAAATTTACTACCGTGAGAGATTCGGCGGAACCACGGTCTCGGAAAAATACCCAGATCTTTTTACTGTAAAAGGCCCCAAAAGCCCTCAAGCGATAAAAAAACAGGATAAGAAATTGTTGAAACAATATGATAAGTACCTAGAGACAAAGGATCTGGATGGACCAAAGTTTTATCAGAACGGTTCCTACAAGGACATCACCCGTGTCACCCTGAGCAACGGGCTGACAATGAGAGAAGAAAAGTTTTGTCTTAACTACATCGCCACCGCAGATCCTATTGAAGCATGGATAAAGTCAGGGTATGATCATAGTTATCCAAACTACGATGTCCATGCACGTATGTGGGTCAGGCAACCAAAGATTCAGGAAAGGATCAACGAACTAATGGAAGAAGCAAAGGAAAAGATGCGTTGGAGCGCCGACAAGGTACTGGACAGATTCGACGAAATCTACAAGAGTGCGATGGCAGAACAGGATCACACGAACGCTTCCCGTAGCATGGAGCAGATCGCCAAACATCTTGGTATGTTCATTGACCGGTCAGAGTCACGGATCGGCAATCTTGACAGCATGAAGTCCGAAGACATCGACACCGACATTTCAAAGCTCGCTGACGTTGTCGGACTCAAGGTTGTCAATGGTGGAAAAGACTAACACTGTGTCTTTGGCATTTCGGTCACACTTCGGACAATCACCTGTTCTTCAGAACATCTCCCCCTAGTATAACTCTGCACATTGATCCATCGACAGACCCCTTCGAACATACGAACATGATAGCAACAAACGAAACCACAAAAGAAAAACTCCGTGATGTCCTTCTGGAAAAGATGGTATCTCAGTCGAGATCAGACTTTTTCACATTTACAAAGGCAATCGCCCCAATTCTCATCCCCGACTTTGTCGTGGGAAGACACATTGAAGTAATCTGTGACACCCTACAGAAAGTCTCGGAAGGCGAGATCAAACGGCAGATGGTCTTCCTACCACCCCGCTCATCAAAGTCTGTCCTATGTTCCAAGATCTTTCCAGCATGGCACATGGGTTTACACCCTGCCCATCAGATCCTGTGCGTGTCTCACTCCGACCGTCTCGCCACCGACTTCGGTCGATCAGTCAGGGACATTGTAAATGACCCCCTATTCTCGGTAATCTTCCCCGGTGTATCCCTCAGAAAAGACGTACGGGCCGCAGGCAAATGGGAAACAAACCAGAACGGTGTCTACTTCGCCGCCGGTGTAAAGTCCCAGATCGCTGGACGTGGCGCTCATGTTGCAATCCTTGACGACGTAATGTCCGAGGAAGACGCATTCTCCGAAGCCGGACGGCGCTATGTAAAAGAATGGTACCCTGCGGGCCTAAGAACCCGCATGATGCCAAACGGCGGAATCATCATCATCAACACCCGGTATCACGAGGACGACATCTGCGGCTGGCTCCTCCGAAACTCGGAGGAGGACGAGTGGAACGTCCTCAAGATCCCTGCATGGATCGATGAGGAATCCTCAAAAATCCTCAGTCTCCCTGTCGGCTCCTCATACTTCCCCGAATGGAAAACCACAGAATCTTTGAAGCTCGATGAAGCCGAGATCAAGAAGTATAACGGGACACGTTATTGGGAAGCCCTGTACATGCAGAACCCTGTCCCTGCCGAGGGTGGTCTCCTGAAAAAAAGTTGGTTCCAAGAATGGGAACACCCTGAGCCCCCCGAGTGTGACTTCATCATCCAGACCTTGGATACCGCATTCTCCACCCGGAGCACGGCGGACAACTCGGTAATTCAGACATGGGGAATCTTCGAGTCTATCGAGGTTGATTCTTCGGGTCAGGAACACCATGTAGGGAACCTGATCCTTCTGTCGAATGTCGTAGGTAAATTCGAATACCCCGAACTCCGAATGATCGCCCAAGATCTTTACTCTGAGCACTCCCCAGACGTGATGATCATTGAAAAGAAAGCCAGCGGTCAATCCCTGATCCAAGACTTGCGACGTGCTGGTCTTCCAATCCGTGAGTACACTCCTGACAAAGACAAGGTCTCAAGGGTCAACGCAATTTCACCCTTGGTCGAAAGCGGAAGAATCTGGATTCCAAAAGAAAAACCATGGGGCGATTCTCTGATACTCGAAGCAGCATCATTCCCCAATGCCGCCCACGATGATCAGGTCGATGCCATGACCATGGCAATCCACTACATGCGAGAATCATGGAGACTTGAGCATCCCTTCGATTCGTCCTATAATCAGGAGGACGAACCCCCGGGACAACCTCGGGGTAAGACCTACTGGAATTCAGTAGCTGCTTAGAAACCCAAGGACACCCATGGCACTCCCTAACGACAACATTAACATCCTAGATTTTATTCTCCCAGACGAAATGGATCTAGACGCTATTCCTTTTGAGCCAGCCCCCGAGATTTTTTTCTCGGACAATCTCGCTGAAGAATACCTTGATGAATCCGAGATCGAAAGAATCGGAAGCATTGTCATGGACTCTTACACGTCAGACAAAGAATCCCGGGCTGAATGGGAAAGCATGTTCGAGAAAGGCTTCGAACTCCTTGGTCTCAAGTTAAACACAACCTCTGAGCCTTTCGAGGGTGCCTGCACAGCCGTACATCCCCTACTGATCGAGAGCGCCGTAAAGTTCCAATCAAAGGCTTCCGAGGAACTCTTCCCACCACAGGGTCCTGTTAAAGCCCAGATCATCGGCAAATCCAATGCTGAAAAAGAAGACCAGTCCGAACGTGTCCAGTCATTCATGAACTTCCAGCTCACCGAAGTAATGCCAGAATACTTTGACGAATTCGAGCGTATGCTCTTCCATCTCCCACTTGTAGGCTCGGCATTCAAGAAAATCTACTATGACCCCGCCTCGGAACGCCCTGTCTCCGAGTTCGTCCCCGTTGACCAGTTCTATGTCTCGTACAACGCCACGGACCTACGCCGGGCTGACCGATACACCCACGTCATTTACATGACCCCCCACGAACTCCAGAAGCAGATCATGTCCGGGATGTATCGTGACATCGATCTCTCAGAGCCCGGAAACTTCCAGCCATCGACCATGAGCCAGACAATCAACTCAATCATGGGCATCGAATTCAACGCCGAGCACGACAAGCAGTACACCCTGCTAGAACAGCACCTGTACCTCGAACTCGAGGATGACGAATTCCCATCACCTTATATTGTCACCGTTGAAAACGACTCTGGTCAGGTCCTCGGCATCCGACGCAACTGGAACGAAAACGATCCAACCCGTGAGAAGAAGATGTACTTCACTCACTACAAGTACGTCCCCGGCTTCGGCTTCTACGGTCTCGGCCTGATTCACTTCCTCGGTAACATGACCATGTCTGCCACTCTGGCAATGCGTTCCCTCCTAGATGCTGGCCAGTTTGCCAATCTACCCGGCGGCTTCAAGGCCCGTGGCATCAGGATTGTCGGCGGTGATGATCCCATCGCCCCCGGCGAGTTCAAGGAAGTCGAAGCAACGGGTATGGACCTGAACAAGGCCATTGTCCCACTCCCTTACAAGGAGCCTTCCCAGACCCTGTTCCAGCTTCTGGGCTTTATCACGCAAGCCGGTCAAAAATTCGCAGACTCCACGGACGCTGTGGTATCTGATGCATCGAACTACGGACCCGTGGGTACGACCTTGGCTCTTATCGAGGCTTCAGCAAAGCTCTTCTCGGCCATTCACAAGCGCCTACACAAGAGTCAGAAAGATGAACTCCGGATTTTGGCCCGGCTAAACTACGAGTTCCTCCCAGATGAGCAGATGATGATCCCTATTCCGGGCCGTGAACTCCCTGTCACCCGTTCTGACTTCGACGGACGTGTCGATATCATCCCGGTCTCTGACCCTAACATTCCCTCACAGGCTCATCGTCTGGCACAGGCCCAGCTACTTCTCCAGATTTCAGCACAGTCAACCCCCGGCACCTATGACATGCGAGAAGTACACAGGTCCTTGCTCACAGCCGCCGGTGTACGGGAACCATCACGTTTCCTATCCGCCGAAAAGGAACCTCAGGAACAAGATCCTGTCTCTGATATTCTGGCGGCATCAAAGGGTCTCCCGATCTCTGCCTTCCCCGGTCAGGATCATCAGGCATACATCCGAGTCTTCACATCATTCTTGCAAGACCCCACCCTTGGCCAGAACAAGATTCTTCAAAGCATCGGTCCGATCCTACAAGCCGCCATCAGGGATCATATGATGATGCAGTATCAGGAGACCATGAGTGGTCTGATGAATGAAGCCGGTGTCGCACAAAACCCAGATGTCATGCCCGAGATCATGGCCGAGGCCGCTCAACAGATCCTGAATGCTAACCAGCAGCTCGGTCAGTACCAGAGTCTGGAACAGCAGCAACTAGCCCTAGAGTCCAGAAGTCTTGAGCTAAAGGAAAAGAGCTTAGATCAGGACAACGCCAGAGAGATGGCCGACCTCTCCCTGAAGAAACAGGAACTCGACATCCGCCGCCGTGGTCAGGACATCGACGCAGCAAAAGACATCGGTGTCAACACAATCCGAAACAAGGAAGCCGAGAACAAAAAGGACATCATGCTCCAGAAATTCCTCTTGGAAGGACTTGGCAAGATGCGAGACATTAACTTATCACAAGAGACCAAAGGATTTGCCGACGGCGGAGCCGCAGAAATCAAAGGGTATAAACCCGGAGGCACGGTAACCTTTGACGATGTCATTGCCTTGATCAATAGCTACGATCCTGAACAGCTAGGTACCGGCTCTGATATTTACCCCGACGAAGCCCGTGCCATGGCGGAAGCAGCAGCATATCGAAACAACATGAGTATGTACGAAGATATTCAGAACACTAAGAAATCACAGTTCTCTGAAACCCCGGATATTAATGTATCAGGGTTAAAAGTACCAGAAGTAGAGCCCCTGTCTCCCACCGACGCAAGCATGTTCAAGGCTATGCAGAGTCTGCCAGAAGTAAAGCCCCTGTCTCCCACCGATGCAAGCATGTTCGAGGCTATGCAGAGTCTACCAGAAGTAAAGCCCACGGCACCTCAGAGTACTACGTCAGAAGAAGTAGAAGAACCCACGACATCCCAGATTCTAGGGGGCCGTCCACAACATTTATATACGCACCCAATAACTACATTTATGGAAGGTCTTGGAGGCCGTGAGGGCGATTACGATCATTGGGATAAAATAGCCAACGAATTCACTCTAGCTTACGGTGTTGTTCCTGAAATCGATAGTGTTACTATTGTCTTGGATGCCAAGGGCAACATTGATGAGGAGAAAACTGATATCTCCGGTGCCAGAAAAGGTGATATTGATGATCCGGATGCTCTGTATTTGGCAGACTACAATAATGATAAGAAAGCCTTTGCGGAAGCCGTTGCCTTACAATTTTATAATGAAGTTAAAGATCAAGAATATAATGGAAAACCCTTAAAAGCTTATAATGAAGAAGCTCAAGCAGCAGTGATTGATACTATCTATAATTTCCGAGAGGCTTCGGGCTGGGACGATGTTAGCCTGTTTCTAGATGAGTCAGATAATATTGGTACTGAGGATTATAATAGGGATAACCTCCTCCAGTTCACACGAAATTTTAGGGCAGGTGGAAAATTTCTACCGGGCATGTTAAAAAGAAGACTCTTAGCATACAATATGGTTGCACCTTTAGAAGACCGAGCAGTCAAAATTGAAATCTCAGAAAGACTTGGTGAAGACGGGGAACGAACAGGAACATTTTACGATATCTACAACGCAAACGGTGATATTATGCAAAGATGGGAAAAAGATTATGAGGTTCCCCCAAAAGATCTAGGTACCTTACTGGTGGAGTAACATAGATGCCTTGGCGTAATGTTGGAAATGTGGTACAAAAGAAAGTAGGCGGTAAATGGAAGAAACATGCCAAGGCTTCTTCTGTTGATAACGCCAAGAAAATGATCCGTCGTCTTTACCAAGTCGAGCGGAAAACGACAAAAGGAAAATAGGTATTATGAAAGGCAAAATGAGCAAGGGTCCCGGTAAACTGGCCCCGAGTCAGGATTGGTCTAAACTCCCCTCTTCAGAATGGACGGTGCGATCACATGTTGCCGTTTTACGTGGTGATCCTTCCAGTGATTACAACACAAACGTGACGCCAACCATGGCAAATCTTTCCTCGTACACGGCAAAGGCCAGCCGAAGAAAGTAATCGAAACTGTTTGAAGACCTAAAATCCGAGATTCGGCAGGAAATTGATGGTGTCCAGTCGAGTCTGTCCAAAGGTGTTTGCGAAACTTATGCAGAGTATCAGCGCATGGTAGGAATGATCCACGGTTTAGAGTTGGCCATTTCAAAGTGTTCTGATATTGAGAGAAGACTCACCGAATATGATGAGGAAGAATTTTAACCACCATGTTTGAACCAGAACTAAGCCGATCCATGTTAAATGATGACTGGATCTCAGAGTCAGCTATCCCAGATCCAGAACCACTCCCAAAGATCCCCGGCTATCGTCTCCTGATCCGCCCTGTGCCGATCAGGTCAAAGACAAAGGGTGGCATCATTCTCCCTGACAAGGCCAAGGATGACATGAAGTACCTGTCAACGGTGGGCCGTGTTCTCTCCGTGGGAGACTTGGCCTATGATGACAAGGACAAGTTTCAAAAAGGTCCATGGTGTAAACCGGGGGACTATGTTTGCTACGGTAAGCACACAGGTGCTAAGTTCTTATACAAGGGTGTCAGACTAATTATCTGCTATGATGATGAAATCACCATGGTGGTAGAAGATCCTTCAAGTCTTGACCCAATGTTTAATCTATCTAACTAGGCGTAATTCGATTGATTCGCCCCCAGCGGTGACCCCAAGGTCACAGGAGAAAAATAAAAATGTCCGAAGAAAACGAAGACGGTTGGTCAACCATCAACACCAGCCCCGACAATAAGAAAGAAGCCCCCCCTGTAATTGAATTCGAAGATAGCGAGGGTGATACTGTTGCCGCCCCAGAATCTCAGGTTGATCTTGAGATTGTGCAAGAAGAACAGAGCAACGAAAAGGAATCACAGGAGCCCGAAGAACTACAGGGCATCAACACCAAGGGTGCTGAGAAAAGAATCAGAAAACTGGTGGCACAGCGAAAAGAACGTGATGAACAGCTCACGCTTGCCTTGGATAAGATCAGGTATCTTGAAAACGCTTTGTCCGACAAGGACAAGAACATCACTGATTATCAAAGACAGTCCATTGATTCAAAGAAGGAAGAGATCCAGCGCCGTGTAGAAACGGCAAAAGCATCTTTCTCCCGGGCCTTTGACGACGGAGACAAGGACACTCTTGTAAAGTCGCAGTCTGATCTATCAGAAGCTCAGGCTGAACTCAAGATGCTTGAGTACGCCATTCTAATGAACCCGCCAACGGCATCTGGTCCTGCAAAGGAACAGCAGTCTGTACAATACTCACCACAGAAGCCGTTAGATGAGGGTGCAGTTGAATGGGCAGAGAAGAACGCTTGGTTTGGCAAGGACAAGATTGGTACAACCATCGCCTTGGCCATGGATCAGACTCTGAAAGAAGAAGGCTTTGATCCAAGAGATGACGAGTTTTACGAGGAGCTGGACAAGAGATTGTCAACAGAGCTTCCCCCAAGACTTCGTCCTAGTGGTGGGGACGTAAAAACTAACACCCAAGTAGTAGCAGGTCAATCACGCAGACAGGCAACCTCAAATAAGGTAAGACTCACACAAGCTGATGTTAGTCTTGCCAAGAAATGGGGCCTTACTCTTGAAAGGTATGCAGCCGAAAAGAAGAAAGCAGAGCGATCTGCCGGTGACTATACCTTGATTAACGGATAGCGTGGGAGAGACACAACATGGCACGAGTACTAGAGAAGAAATCAAGAACCGATAGCGAGCGAGACAGGGATTCACGTCAACATACAAAAGAGCGTCCCAACTGGCTAGACATCCCGGAGAACGTGATCAACACATTTGATGACAAAGGCTTTGCCCTCAAGTGGGTCCGGATCTCAGTCAGAGGCGAAGAGGACACCAAGAACATCGGTGTCCGCCTTAACGAAGGTTGGGAATTTGTGACGGAAGAAGAATGCCCTGAAATGGCTCGTAATTTCAAAGGTCTTGATCACGGTCGCCTTTCTGGTTGTATTATTCGTGGGGATGTAGCCCTTGCAAAAATGTCCCACGATCTGAGAGAAGACCGACTTTTTAGAGCCCACGAACGTACAAGAATGCTCAATGAAGCTGTTAATAACAGCCTCATGCGGGATAACGATTCACGGGCTCCTATTACTAATGCAAGCAAATCAAGGGCAAGGACAGGCAGGTCCGCTCATTTCGATGGGTAAGACACTGCCACTCAGAGCTATCAAGGAGGAAATTTAATGGCTTTGAATAAAGGTTTAAATGGCCTAGTCCCTGCTAGAATGCGAGGCTCGGGTGCCAACTCAGGTGGCACCACCCGCTATCGTATTGCCAATGCTTTCGGTTCAAGCATCTTCTCAGGAGATATCGTAAAGCTAGGCTCAACAGGAACTGTTGAGGTCATCACCACGACTACTGATCACGTTCTCGGAACCTTCCAAGGTTGCGAATACGTTGATCCCGTTAGCAAGCAGCCAATTTTTGGCAAGTATTGGCCAGCCAGTACATCGTCTGTTGACGGAACCCCCTATGCTATCGTCAATGACGATCCAGCATCCACTTACATCATTCAGGCTGACGCCACTGTCACCCTCGCTGATGTGGGTATTAACTACACCGTCACACTAGGTGCGGGCTCAACCCTGACTGGCCGTTCTGGCTTTGGTCTAAAGGTTGCTGGCCGTGCTACTGCTTCTGCAATGCTACAGGTAATCGGGCTTTCTAATGTCCCCGATAACGCCTTTGGCGATGCGAATCCAAAAGTTGAAGTCCGTCTCGTCCAGCATGTCGATTCTTACACTTCAGCAGCACAAAGCTAAGGGAGGTTTAGAACATGGCTATTAATCGTGCGGATATCGCCAAGCAACTCCTTCCCGGCCTGAATGCAATTTTCGGTCTAGAGTATGCAGCCGTTGATGAAGAGCATAGTCCTCTATTCGACATGGAAAACTCTGATCGTGCATTTGAGGAAGAAGTGCTTATGACTGGCTTTGGCGCAGCCCCAACTAAAGCTGAAGGTGCAGCAGTTGTTTATGATACCGCTCAGGAATCATGGACTTCCCGCTACACCGCTGAGACTGTTGCCCTTGCTTTCGCCGTCACGGAAGAAGCAATGGAAGACAATCTCTATGACACGTTCGCAAAGGTCAGGGCTCGTGCCTTGGCCCGGGCAATGGCTCAGACCAAGCAGGTCAAGGCCGCTAACGTGTACAACAACGGTTTCACTGCTGGCTATGTCGGTGGTGATGGTGTCGTGCTGTTCTCAGCCGCCCATCCCACTGTCGGCGATGGCAATCAGTCAAACCTAGAGACTGCCGCTGATCTATCAGAAGGCACCCTCGAAACCGCAATCATCAACACTCATAAGATCAAGGATGATCGTGGTATCTTCATCGGTGCTTCACCAGTCTCACTCCATGTGGCCCCGGATGGCCAGTTCGATGCAGATCGAATTCTTGCTTCTCCGGGTCGGTCCAACACAGATTTGAACGACATCAACGCCGTTCGTAATCTGGGCCTTGTTCCAAATGGTTACTATGTCAACCGTCGTTTCACCGACGCAGACGCATGGTTCCTGCGGAACGACTGTCCCAATGGTACAAAGATGTTCATGCGAGCACCTCTTGCCACGAAGATGGAGCCAGACTTTGACACCGGTAACCTTCGCTTCAAGGCCCGTGAGCGTTATAGCTTTGGCTGGAGTGACTGGCGTCAGTGGCGAGGCAACCCGGGCGTCTAAAAGACCCTTGTTAAATCTCGTACACTAAGATTAGGGGGAATTCCAGTTGGAGTTCCCCCTTTTTCTATTTATAATTAGCTTAGATCATCGACATAATCATCGTCATATGTCGATAAAAAAAGGATTGTTAGATATGTCAACAAATGTAAAGGCTTATTTTGTTTCCGCTTCAACAACTCTGACCAATTCCGGTGGACGCCTCCACGGTGTTAACTTTGTCGGACATGGTGCAGGCGGAGATATAGCCAAGGTTATTATGAGAGAAGGGGCCAGCACCACTGGTAATATTGTTCTAGTTCTTGGTGCAAAAAATAATGATGTAAACGACATTTATATTGCTGAGCATGGTATCCGATTTGATGGCGGTCTCTACGTAGAAATGCCCACCTCCGCTCATGCAACAATTCTGGTAGGATAAAAATGTCAACAAACCTTAAATATTATGCTGTTTCGGTATCTCAGACAGTCACAAAGGCTGGGGGCAGACTTCGTTTCATTGACTTTGTAACCCCTTCGGGCCAGACTTCAGCCCAAGTTCTGATTTTAAGAGAAGGGGCCAGCCCAACTGGTAATATTGTTTTTAAGATGTTTGCCAATAGCGGTTCCCGCAATGATGTTTTTATGGCAGATCATGGTATCCGATTTAATGATGGCCTCTACGTAGAGATGCCTACATCAGCCAATGCAACAATTCTGGTGGGCTAATGGCAAAAATGCCCAGCCTTTCAGTTAAACGTGGAGAAAAATTACCCACTTCCAAAGGTGCGGGTCTGACAAAAAAGGGCGTGGCAAAGTACCGCCGTGCCAACCCCGGGTCTAAACTTAAAACTGCGGTGACTGAAAAGAAACCCAGTGGATCACGGGCAAAACGAAGAAAAAGCTACTGCGCAAGATCTGAGGGTCAGAAGAAAATGCACAACATTGACTGCTCAAAAACCCCTAAGAAAAGAATCTGTGCAGCCAGAAAAAGATGGAGATGCAGCTAATGAGTATGCCTACGATCACAGTCATTATCGAAAACGGACCAGAACAGTATGAAGAACAGGAAATTGAAATCTCTTGCCCCACGGCAACCCAAGATGAGACCCTAAACGAAGCCAATAAAGAAGCTGCTATTCAGGATCATTCTTACGGACCCACAGACATCTCTGATAAGCGATGTGGAAACTGTGGTTACTTTAACATGACCAAGGCAATGCTCGATTGTATCGGCGACACTGAAGAAGACGTTGGCTACTGTCAACTGTTTCACTTTAGTTGTCTCGCAAAAAACGTATGTGATTCTTGGATGAAGGGTGGTCCAATCATTGACCACATTGAGGAACCACAGGATGACGAAACAATGCTAGGCAAAAGGTTTATCTAACACCACCATGTCAGTAATATCTAGATCCAGCGTATCAAAGCAGCTAGTCTCTGGAAAGAGGAAGAAGCCCTCTTATAAAAAAGGCGGTCCTGTCTCTCGTGTGAACGAGGCAGGCAACTATACAAAACCGGGAATGCGTAAGAAAATTTTTGAAAGAATAAAAGCCGGTAACAAGGGCGGACGTTCAGGACAGTGGTCCGCAAGAAAAGCTCAGATGCTGGCCCGACAATATAAAAAGGAAGGCGGGGGCTACAAGTAATGCCTCTTAAAAAATCTCAAAGGAGTTTAAAGAACTGGACGAATCAGAACTGGCGAACAAAATCTGGTAAGCCTTCGACACAAGGTGCAGACGCAACCGGGGAAAGATATCTCCCCGAGAAAGCTATTAAGTCTCTTAGTTCCTCTGAGTATGCTGCAACCACTCGGGCAAAGCGAAAGGGAACAAAAGCAGGAAAACAAGTGGTCAAACAACCAAGACGTATAGCAGAAAAAACAGCTAGATTTAGAAAGGCATAATACCATCATGACAACATCAGGAACTACCACATTCAACATGGACATCGATGAGATTATCGATGAAGCCTTGGACATGATCGGTGGCGAATCAGATCTCGGTAAAGAGCCCAGATCAGCCCGACGCAGTCTAAACCTGATTCTCACGGACTGGCAGAACCGTGGCATCCTCCTATGGAAGACCGGGCTCGGAACCACGACCACCGTTGAAGGCCAGACGAGCTACGATCTTGATCAGAACATCATCGACATCACCGAAGCCTCGATCAGACGCTCCGGCACGGACATCGAACTAACCAGAATTTCCATGGACAACTACCAAGAGCTTCCAAACAAGAGCACACAAGGAAGACCAACCCAGTACGCTGTCCATAGAAAGCGTGACAACATCGAGGTCTATCTATGGCCTGTCCCGGAAAATTCCACGGACGTTTTCAGATACTGGAACGTCAGCAGATACGAAGACTTCACAAAGTCCGTGGACACCGCCGACGTGCCTTTCCGTTTTCTCCCGTGTCTTATTTACGCCTTGGCCTACTATATGTCGATCAAGCGCCCCGGTGTACCCGGTGACAGGGTTGCTTTCTTAAAGCAAGTTTATGAAGAAGCCCTGCAGAACGCCATGCAAGAGGACAGACAACGTGCCCCATTCAGGGCCATCCCACGTTTCAGGGTCGTGGTCTAATGGTATCTAGCAGAAAATCCCCATGGTTCATCAGCGACAGATCCGGTTTCAGGTTCCCCTATGATCAGCGGGTAAAGGAGCAGGGCACTGGAATGGTTGTCCACTTCTCAGAAAGCGATGGCGCTTTTGATCTCAAGAACCATCCACAAAACCAAGCACCACGTATTGGACCAACCCGTATTCTCAGGGATGCCCGGACTGAGACACCTGTTTCTGTTAACCCACTTGTATGGAATCCATCAATGACAACGTTTGTCTCAAATCTTAACATAGTGGTATCATTAAGCAGAATCACGGGCTCAGTGCAGTGTGGTACTGTAACCATCGGGAGTTAAAACTAATCATGGCTATCTCACAGGGAATGAGCATCTCTTTCAAGAAACAGGTTCTATTGGGCGATCAGGATTTTGACGCCGATACTTTCAAGCTCGCTTTATTCACAGACACTGCTTCTTTAAGCTCTGGCACCGCAACCTACAGTACTTCAGCAGAAGTCAGTGGTATTGGTTACACAGCAGGCGGAAACATCTTAACCATTGTTGATGTTACAGTAGATGGATCTGTAGGAATTGTTGATGTAAGCAATACGGCATGGACCACTGCAACCTTCACTGCCCGAGGCGGCCTGATCTATAACTCGTCCAAGTCAAATTCAACAGTTGCAGTCCTAGATTTCGGTGGTAACAAGTCTGTAGAAAATGGCACCTTCACAATCCAATTCCCAGCCGCTGCTGCTGCCACAGCCATTATCCGACTAGTATAAAAAGGGAGTCTGGCAAGCATGGCTCTCGTTGTCAAAGACAGAGTAAAGCAAGATACGACAACCACAGGAACGGGCTCTGTTACGCTCAGTGGTTCGTATACGGGCTTTGATACTTTTTCTGCAATTGGTAATGCCAATACCACATACTATGTAATCTCAGACAGTGGCTCTGGTGACTGGGAAGTGGGCCTCGGTACCTATACCGCATCAGGCACCGTACTCTCACGTGACACTATCTTGGCTTCCTCGAACAGTGGGTCTGTGGTCAATCTGGCAGCAGGGACCAAGGTTGTCTTCTGTGGATATCCCGCCGGAAAATCTGTCTACCTAGATGCCTCTGGTAACCTTGGTATTGCTGGGACTGTCTCAGCAACAAATATCACCGGTGCCACGGTAACTGCAACGTCCAAGATTCATACTCCTGCAATCTCGGTCACAAATGTCTCAGCCACAAATATCTTTGCGTCTACAAAGATCCATACCCCAGTCCTCTCTGCGACTAATATCATCGCAGGTACTGTCACAGCCACATCGATCCATACCCCGTCACTCTCCGTGACGGACTTCATCGCTGCGACAATCACAGCAACGTCCAAGATCCATACCCCTGCGATCTCGGTCACAAACGTCTCAGCCACAAATATCTTTGCGTCTACAAAGATCCATACCCCAGTCCTCTCTGCAACTAATATCATCGCAGGTACGGTTACAGCTACCTCGATTCATACGCCATCCCTATCTGTGACGAACTTTAATGCTGCGACAATCACAGCAACGTCCAAGATCCACACTCCTGCGATCTCGGTCACAAACGTCTCAGCAACTAATATCTTTGCATCAACAAAGATTCATACAGCAGCATTATCAGCAACAAACATCGTAGCAGGTACGGTTACAGCTACCTCGATCCACACACCAGCCTTATCTGTGACGAACTTTAATGCTGCGACGATCACTGCCACATCTAACATTCACACTCCGGCTTTGAGCGCCACAAATATCCTAGCGGCAACAATCACGGCCACAACAAAGATACATACCCCCGCCCTCTCTGCGACTAACATCACCGCAGGTAGCGTGACAGCGACCTCAATCCATACGCCGTTACTCTCTGTGACAAACTTTATTGCAGCAACAATAACGGCAACGTCGAACATTCATACCCCAGACCTGTCGGCCACGAACATTATTGCTGCAACCATTACTGCAACCACAAATATCCATACCGTGGCTCTCTCTGCCACAAACATTGTTGTCACCTCAATTGACACAGATGTAGTTTTTGCAATCTCTGGTCAATACGGGGACGAACTTGATTCGGGATTCACACCAGTATTTCTTGTGCTCGATTCCCCCTTTACTTTCACAGTAAATACGTTTTCAAGAAAACTGTCAGCCGGGGCAATCGTGGCCTCTGTTGTTATTGCAACCAGCGCCGCCGGTACAGAGACCACTGTCACAGGTCTGAATGCCTTGGCAGTCGGTACAACACAAGCAATTACAACAGCCACAGGCAACAACATAGTTTCCGTGGGTAACGCTCTCGCATTCAAACTAACCGGGGTTGCGGCAACAGACAGAAACTTCTCATTCACCCTAAAGTGTACCCGTAATAATTTTAGTGGGGCGTAAGATCCCACCATGACTTTTTCCACCGCCCCCTTTTCCCAGATACCTTTCTCATCTTCGATCAGAACGATTGATGTAGCGGTTCCGGTCACCGGTGTATCAGCAACCTTTCAACTAGGTTCTGTTGTTGCTGGCGCAGAAATAAAACTCAATGTATCAGGTGCCTCTGCCACATTTGAACTAGGCACACCCAGTTTTACCACAGACTCAAATATCTCTGTCACCGGGATCACGGGCACATTCTCAGTAGGCACTGTCACACCTTCGATTGATCATGTCCATAATGTATCAGGGGTCGCAGGTACATTTGAAGTTGGCACCGCCGGGTTTAGTATTAACGCAGATATCCCCGTTACCGGAGTTACAGGCACATTTGAAGTTGGTAAGATTTTCTTCTGGTTCCCTGTACCTGATGTAACCACTAGCTGGACCACGGTTTCCCAGACATCAACCACATGGACCCTGACTTCTGACGTATCTACTACATGGGAATCTATAGCTGCCTAGTGCTGCAAGAGCTAATTGGCTCATATTAATAATATATGATAGGATCATCGTATGCCTGTAACAACTTATTCATCCCTTGTAACCCAGATTCAAGAAACTGCGGAAAACACAGGTTCCGAGTTTGTTGACTCTATCCCTAATTTTATCTCACGTACAGAGAATAGACTGACACGTGATGTAGACTTACTAGGTTTGACAAGTTTTGCCACAACAAACTTTGTCGTCTCGACCCCTGTTTACCAGAAGCCACCGAACGCATTGATTGTAAAAAACTTGACGATCACCAGCAACGGCTCCCGAATTAATCTGGTCATGAAGACCAAAGAATATCTAAATGATTACTGGCCAGACCGTACCTCGGTAGGGGAACCCAGATATTATGCAAACTACGGTAACGAACTCTTGATCGCACCGGCTCCTGCATCAGCATATCCCGTTGAAATTTCATATGTGGTCGAGCCAACCGCTTTAGCTTCGTCAACACAGGAAACAAACTATTTCACACAGTACTGCTCAAACGCCCTATACTACGGTTCCATGGTTGAGGCAACCTTATTCATGAAGAACCCAACCGCCGCAACCATGTGGGAAAGTTTTTATCAACGAGAACTTGAGGGTCTGAACAACGAGGCACGTAGATCCCGTAGGGACAGCATGGCCATGCCAGCAAGTCCAGCCGGTGGCCCTAACACTTTAACAGGAAGTAACTAACACCATGTCATCATACACATCCAGAATCAGACTAGAAAAACAGATCCCCGGTCAAAACGAAAACACATGGGGCACTGTCCTTAACGATAACGTCATTGATCTTGTCGATGATTCTATCGCAGCCTACACCACGATCACCGTATCATCTGTTGATGTTACTCTGACGCAGTCGAACGGTGCTTCTGATCAGGCACGTAGTGCATTCCTAGATATCTCGGGAACCTTGACCAGCAACGTCAATGTCCTTATCCCTGCCCTTTCAAAAGGCTACGATGTTCGTAATTCCACATCTGGTTCTTTCACCGTTAACATGAAGACCGCCACGGGCTCTGGACAAATTATCCCACAAGGCCAGAGTATCGGTGTTGTATGTGATGGCGTCTCAGTACGTGACATCGAAACACCCGGCATCCGATCCACATCAAACGTGGTTAATGTATCCGTGGGAACCTCTTTGATTGACATTAAAGTTCCTGTGGCAATTTCGGGAACTGTCTCCATTGGAGGAGGCATTGCTGTATCTGGTTCTTCAACATTCTCCAGCAATATCACCATGAACGCCCAGAGTGATGTAAGATTTGCTGATGCTGATAGTTCAAACTACATCGCCCTACAGGCACCAACCTCTGTTTCAGCCAATGTTACCTTTTCGCTCCCTGCCGCAGATGGTTCATCTGGAGATGTCCTTCAAACAGACGGCAGCGGAAACCTAAGCTTTACTCCTTCCGTTCCAGCGGGTTCTGTTATGCCTTATGCAGGATCAACGGCCCCTTCTGGCTGGCTCCTTTCTTATGGTCAGGCAATCAGCAGATCAACCTATGCAACCCTGTTTGCAGCCATCGGGACCACGTATGGTGTTGGTGACGGGGCAACAACATTCAACGTCCCCGATCTTAGAGGTCGCCTTGTTGCTGGTCAGGATGACATGGGTGGTACTTCTGCTGATCGTCTCACAGGTCAATCTGGTGGTGTTAATGGCGATACCCTTGGTGCATCTGGCGGCGCTGAGACCCATACACTAACACCCGGGGAATTACCAACAGCAGCCACTTACCAGAGACAAACCAGCAACGGTGGTCAGGGCGGTGTA